TTATTTTAAAATGCCAAAGAAAATTAAAGAGTGCACTAAAGCACAATTGATTGCTGTTGATTTACCAACTCATGGAGATAGCTACACTGTTATTAGCCATGAGTCTGTAATTAATTATGTATATACTGAGCTTGCAGCAGCAGGCTTTGGAGTTGTATCTGAAACATTCAGAGCAACTGCAGATGGACAGATTGCACATGGTATTCATGTACTACAATATCAATCTGATCCTGAGTTATCTATGATGTTTGCATGGACTAATAGCTACAACAAACAAGTAAGATTTAAGTGTGGTGTTGGTGCATATGTAAATAATGCTGGTACATTCATGGTACACGGTGATATGGGTAGCTGGGCTAGAAAACATACTGGTACTGCAGATGAAGAGACTGTTGAAACTATCAAGGGTCAAATCAAAGATGCACAGATGTATTATGATCAGTTGAAGTCTGATAAAGATGCAATGAAAGAAATCAAGATGAATAAAAGAAAACAAGCTCAGCTCCTTGGTATCTTGTTTGCAGAGTATCAGATTTTAACTACTGAGCAAGCTAGTATGGTCAGATCAGAAATGATCAAACCAACACATGTTTTTGAAGATACTAGTAGTTTATGGGCTTTCTATAATTATGTAACTACTGCACTACAGTCTTCACATCCTAAAACATGGATGGAAGATCAGCGGGTTTTACATTATTTTATTTCAAGTGTTAATAACTTTTCTAAGCCTTCAGTATCTGAACCAGTTGTAGAAGCTACAGTAGATCTATTAACTACAAATTATGGTCAACCTGAAAATCAGCTCAATATTTTGACTGAAATTGAGAAAACTGAAGCTGAGGAAACTTCATTAGAATTAGAAGCTAAAGAAGATTTAGATGGTTTTAAAGAAGCTTTAGATGTTGAAGAGTCTAACGTAGAAGAAATAGCTAATGAAGTTATAGAAGAAACAGTAAGTTATACTGATCCAATGGGTAATACATTTGAAGCACCAATTCTTATTGATACAATAGAGCTTAATAGAGAAACTCAAATGTCTGTAATTCTTACTTCAACTGAATTACAAGATGATTCTTTTATGGATACTATTGATGAAACAGTAGAAGAGGTTCCATCTTTAGAACCAACTCCTGAAGAACATGAACAGTTTGAAAAAGAACAATTAGAAATTGAAGATGACTTTGCATTTAACTTCTCAGATGATGAGGATGATGATGCTGCATTCTTCTAAAAATCCTGAAAGGGAACAATAAATATCAAAGAGAAGGGGGATGGCTTTTTAGTCACCCCCTTTTTTTTTAACTTTGACATATGAAAAAACAAATAGAAGCAGTAGAGACATTCCACAATGCATTTGGACAAGAAAATGGTAAGTACCCACAACCATTAGATGAACATGGGTTTAATCTTAGACACTCATTAATGCAAGAAGAGAATGATGAGTATCTAGAAGCATGTTATAAGAATTCACTTATAGAGATTGCAGATGCATTAGGTGACCAACTTTATATTCTTTGTGGTACAATCCTTAAGCATGGAATGCAACATATCATAGAAGAAGTATTTGATGAGATTCAAGCAAGTAATATGAGTAAGTTAGGAGCTGATGGTAAACCTGTTCTTCGTGAAGATGGTAAAATCTTAAAAGGACCTGGATACTTCAGACCAGACCTATCTAAATTCATTGAAATTAAATGACATTTCTGAATTCACATCCTATTAAAAAGTCAGACCTTGGCTTTCATGGTAATCTCTTTGGGGGCAAACTTCTTGCATGGATTGATGCAGCTGCTGCTGGTTATGCAATGCAGTTATGTGATACTCCAAGAATGGTTACTGTAAGTATAGACAAGTGCAACTTTGAAAAACCTGCAAGGGAAAGTCAGTTACTTAAAATATATGGCAAACCACATAAAGTTGGTAATAGTTCTGTGTCACTTTATATGGAAGCTAGAGCTCATAATGTTTATACTGGAGCCCAGACTCTAGTATTAAAAACAAATATTACATTTGTACATATTGATGAAGAAGGAAACCCTATTCCTATTGGGGAAAAAGGTAGACGTAGAATTACAAACCTAATAGAAGATGAGCCCGCAACAACTCAAGAAACTCCTTATTGAAGCTTACTTAGCTGGTGCTGAAAGTATGACATGTGGATGTCTGCCTATGCAGACTAAAGCTGACGCTAGAGATTGGTTTGAAGAAAACCACCAACTATTTCAAGAAATAACTACTACAAAAAAGAAAGGGGAGAAATAACTCCCCTTTTTTTTATTTATTCAGAGCTGCCTGGAAGTTTTTAACTGCTTGTTCAGGAGTAATATTATTTCCTGAGTATCCAATTAATTTTAAGAAATAGGCCCAAGATTTATTATCTCCTTTTTCCCAGATACCAGTTCTTCTTTGATAGTTTAATTTCTCATCATCCCAAGTAAAGAAGAATTGATCAGTAAACCTAATCATATTATCTACTGTACTTGTCATAGCTGTAGGAGACTTAACAATCCTATAGGCATCTTTAAAACCAACACCCGGTAAATACTGTTGAGTCTCACTTCTAAGTCTAATTGCTTGATAGAATAAGAAGTTATAGGCAAAACTTTTTTTAGTTTCTTCTTCATCATCATCATCTACAAGCATAAGTAATCCCCAGATTAACATAGATAAAGCTAGAATAAAACCTAATTCTGTTAGAGTTCTTCTTACTTGTGTTTTTTCAAAGTCACTAAGAGTACTCCACTTTGTTCCAATACCTGCTTTAAATGTGATAAGGTCTTTAGCAAATTGATTCCAGAATGTTCTATAGAATCCTTCTGTCATTGCTCCAAGTTCTTGATCCATACCAAGCTTCTTAAATCTTCTTGTATAAGAAGGAACTAAGAATTTTCTATACATTAAAGCTAATCTACCAAGAGTATGTTTCTGGGCTACTGATTTGTCAAAGTTATTGTAGATACCATGCATTCTTTTGTTTAGTGCATGAATTTTATTCTGAACATCCAATCTCATCTCTTCAGTGAAATCAGTTTTGTTTTTAATCTCATCTACACCATACTTCTTATATGCTTCCATTAGAGATATTTCTTGACCGGACTCATTATCTTTTACAGTGCGGGAGTTAAGCATTGCAAATAAAGTGGATACTTGAATCTCATGTTCCCCAAAGTGAAGGTTAAAGAATATAGTATCCGTAGAAAATAGTTTATTAGCTATACTACCAGTTACTACTTTACCAAATTGGTCTCTATATTCTCCTTGCATTGGATCATATTGTTCAATGATTTGACCCATTAAACTTTCAGGAGTAAACTTACCAAAGTCAGAAAGCATTTGTGGAATAGTTGTCCAATAATCTTTCTTACCTTGTCTCCAATTTTTCATATCAAAGAATTCACCTGAGGCAGCTTCAATAAGTAACTGAAGATTACCCTGTAGGTTATTGTTCATACCCTTAAGCAAATCCAAAGACAATGTAGATACTGCAGAGAAGTTCATCATCTTGTCAATAATCTTATCTACTGCAATACCTGCAACTTCAAATCTTACTTTAGATTCTCCATAGACCACCATGTCTATAAAGTCATTTACTCTTCTAGCTGAAAAATTACTACCGTGTGTCTTTAGATATCTATCATAGCCAAGTCTTTTAGCAATAGAGTCTACAATTGGAATACCTTTAGTGTTAGTTTCAGCAATTTCTCTATCACCAATAATTTCTTTGAATAGATTTATCTCATTGTAAATACCATTCATGGCATTGTAGTTATTTGACATGGAGCCAAACATTAATACAGAGCGCATTAAGTTAAGGCTTATATCATCTTCAGCCATGGGTTGAACAAAGTATACAGGTAAGAATTTATTACCTTCTTCTCCAAGTCCTAGATCAACACCATATTCAATATCATATGCTTTTACATTGATAAGCTCACTTCCTACATTCTTTGTTAAATCTACAATACCTTTTGCAAGTAAACGTTCACCGTTTGTTTTCTCAATAGAAGGGAGAACATAACCTGGCTTTTGAATATCAGGTAAATTTTCCTGAGAAGCTAAGTATTCTTCAACAAGAAACTTATGGTATTTACCTTTTGGATTTAATGGATTACCATTTGCATCATATAGGGCATTCCATTTAGCATTGATATACTTATCAGCTGGCATTACTAATTCACCAGCTTTGCCATATCTGTAACCTATAATTTTACCATTCTCATCAACCTTAAGATTTTCTCTTCTCCAATCTTGATACTCATCTTCAGTTAAAAGACCACGGTTTTTTTCAATTTCTTTTTGCTTTAATATCTCTCTAATTTGTTCTTTAGGTTTAGGTATTGTATTAGCATCAAACCATGCAGTAACTTTAGCATACCATTCACGGGCATCTGTAAGGTTATCTGGTTTCTTTCCGATAGATTCAAAGAACTTAGCTTTTTCTTTATGGAACTTAGACTGGTCATACTTTTGTACAAATGCAACTCTCTTGTCTAGAATAATCCTACCTTCATTGGTTCTTACATACTCACCTGTTTCAGGATCTGTTCTTGGTACAGAAATAGTTTCATATAATCCTTCATTAAACTTTGCAGGATTATCTCTCATTGCAGCAGGAACACTTGCTCTATATTCATTAAAGGCTTTTGCAGCTCTTTTTCTTAATGCAATGTCTTCTAACCTTGCTGTCTCCATTTCTGTCTTTACAGCTCTTGCAAACAAGCCGAGAGCACTATCAGGTGAACTGATTAATGGTGCAGTAAGGTAATCAAATACTGTAGTGTCTTTAGTTGCTTTTTCAAGAACTTCAATCATGGATTTTTTATCCAGGGTAAAGTTCAAGATAGTATCAATTCTCTTTTGTATTTCTTCGGTTTTCTTAGCAATAAACTCAGGAGAGTTCTTTGGGTTATTTTTAATTGCTTCTATCTTTTGTTGTTGCTGATAAACTTCTTTCTTAATTCTCTCATCAACACCCATTGGTTTATAATCCAATAAGAAGTCAGCCATCAATGGAATACCTTCAGCAATAAACTTAGTCTTAATATTATCTGTCACAGATTTAGTAAAAGATAACATCTCTTGTGGAGTCAAAGTTTTCTCATCTCTTTCAGACATTTCTGCAATATCTACAGGAGTAGAAAAGAACTTAAGTACGTCAGCTTTCTGTATCTCATTAATGATACTGTATCTATTTGCAAAGTCTTGCATAGCTACAAGCTCTTGAATAGCTTCCTTTCTAGATAACTCTCCGTTCTGGATTCTGTTAATGACATAGTTAAAGTGCTTATGTGCAATCTTAGATTTATTAAATGCATCTTTGACAAACTCATTAATACTTTCAATACCATCTAATTCTTTAAGGATATTCATCAAGTCTTTTGTTTCCTTAATTTTTTCCTTTTGCTTATAGACATTACTTCTTTCAAGAACTTTAATCTTCTTTTCTAAATAGATACGGATGTTTTCAACAAGTCTTGTGACCTTGTCTTCCTCCATCTCTTTTCTAGTAGGCTCAGCTTTTCTTGCAGCGTCACCTTCTTCTTCTATCTCCTTATACTCATTCCTTTTGTCATCTTTGTCAAACTCTTCAGTCTCCCATCTCTTGCGGGCTTCTACTCTGTCACCACCGGTTTCAGAAAGAATTTTTTGCCATTCCGGATCAGATTCTATAGGGCATCTATCTATTCTCATTATTTACAGATTTTTTCATTAATAAGTGAAGCAACATCATCAACTTGGTCTTTGGTAGTAGCATTTTGAATTGTATCAATCAAGTCTTTAATATCATAACCATATTGACCTAATAACTCTTCTAATTGATATTGTTGTTTTAATACTTGGATTTGGTTAAGTAACTCTGCTTTGTATGCATTAGTTGCAGGAACATTTACATTACTTGGTAAACCAACTTCACCAGTAGTTAAGTCAATATTTTTCATTAATACTGTACCACTTAAACTATCCACTAAGTTATATAATCCGTCTGAATTAAGGACGTAAAATCTACCTGCAGATGTTACAAGTTTATTAGGGAAGATGTTGTTATTCTTAGCAACCGCATCTTTAAAGTCTTGAAGGTCTGTGTTAGTCTCAGGAATTTTACCTAGGCCAGCCTCAGCATCTGCAGATACCGCAGATACAGGAGATACTTGATAAAGAAATCTAGTCTGAGTACCATTGAGGTAGTTAGTGCTAAACTTATTGTTAGCTCTAAAGTCTGCAGCGTCTTTAAATCCTTCAGCTTTTGCAAGTTGGTCAAGAGTTCTAGTACTTACTACATTAGTCTTTTCATTGACGATTATAACTTGATTTCCGTTGATTGTTGATTTACCTATATACTTAAGCTCAACTACATCAGTAGAATTTTTAATTGTATATTTACCATCATTAATAAGACTTGTTCTATTTGTCACAGTCTTGTTACCGCTGAATATTTTAGTAACATTATCTGAGCGCATCTCTATCTCTCCCTTAGTCTGAACTTGTGGAGTTGGAGTTTGTTCAGTAGCAAATGAGAACGATGCAACTGCTGCTGTATCCATATCTGCCTCAGTGATATTTGCTGGTGCCTCACCTCTGAAATCAAATCCCCCTACCGCAGTATCTTTGCTGTTGTACACATATGCATATTCACTAGCTCTAGAGATTGCGACATACTTGAGTTGGTCTTTGATTGATTGTTGACCGTTCATACCAAGCTTTCTCTTGTCTGCAATAGCTGCTGCTAAGCTTGAGATACTATCGTCAAAGATGAGTACTTTGTTGTACGTTCCTCCTTGAGATTTGTGAATAGTATGAGCATAGCCATAGTCTATACCTTTCTTAGCAAGGAATCTACTGTTTTCTTTGATGTCTTTATTGAATACAATTTGTTTACTGACACCACTGATTGCTGAGAATAAGATAGCTCTGTCCTTACCTTGTACTCTTGGATAATAACTTTTGAGTTCTAATAATCCTTTTGCAATTTGTATAAGAGTTTCATCAGTACCTTCTGCAGGAAGAGCCATTGTAAATGACTTATCAGGATTAAGAATATCTTTGACAGTTACATAGTAACCTTTGAGTGATACTTCTTTTTCTTTTCCAAGTTTTAAATATCCAGATGATAAATCAACAACTGGAATACCAACTGTAATATCAGTTAGCTCTGACACATCTTCAACAACATAGTCACCTGAATTAATTAAGTCATCACCAATATTATCATAACCCATTAAGATATCACCTTTAATGTAAGGAGTCTTTTTAGCTTCCTCACCAAACATAATATCTCTAGCTTGTAAATTGATTTTAGCTACATCTTTATTAAGAGAAGAAAGGATTCTGAAGTAAAGCATGTTACCAGATTGTTGCATCTCTTTTAGATTCTGACCCATAACTTGGTTCAATCTATCAGGAGTATCTAAGAACTCTACACCATTACCATTAATTTCTTCAGTAACATAAGTAAAGTCCTGACCTTCTCTTGCTCTAGTTGAGTTTAATAAGATAGGATTGTCTCCTGTTCTTTCTACTTTAGTAAGTTGAGCTTGATTCTTAGGATCATCAAATACTTTAGATTCTAATTTAGTATCATCTTGAACTGGTCCAAGCTGACCTTTGTCTCCCGCAAAAATAATTCTAAGGTCTAACTCTTTTTTGAACTGCTGAATTAAATCATACAACTCATTTGTAACCATAGAAGATTCATCTACAATAATAACATCTCTTCTGTTAAGTTCTGGCTTTCTGAAAGATTCAGTTTTAACATCTCTAACATCTAACGCGTCTCCCTCAAGATTAAGCATAGGATTAAGACCAAACAAAGAGTGTAATGTTTTAACCTTAGCTTTAGGATTCTTCATCTTAGTTACCGCATTAGCACGGTGAGTAGGTGAAGTATAGATAGGTTTAACGTAACTCTTCTCTTTTAAATACTTATCAAAGATTCCAAGAATAGTTGTCTTACCTGTACCTGCGTACCCTGATAATGTAATTTCATTATCATAAGCTCTAGGATTATTATAGAAGTTTTCTAGTTTGTATAGTGCTGCTTGTTGTTCAGCATTAAGTTGGAACGGAACACTAATAGAAATACCATCTGCAAATACAAATGTGTCTGCAGAGTTTTGAGATTGAACATCTAACTGTGTAGGAGTTTCTCTAAACGGTCTACCATTTTGTGGGTCTACATTTGGATTCTCATTGTATGCATTAAGTAATTTAGCTTTAGCATCTGCTTTACCTTTGTAACCTTCTACATCTACACCAATACCATCTTGTAACTTAATAGTATACATAGAACCAAAGTATCTGTATTGGTCTGTAGTCTTAACTTCAATTGGTGCTTGAGTAACTGTCGGTTGTATAGTAGTTGGGGCAACATTTTGATATGCTTGTTTTAAAGCATTCATAAACATGTTCTTAGGATTACTGCTACTCCATCTACCTGTACCCATTGTGTGAGTAGATTTATTTAAAAAGTCTAATCCACCTCTTTGAGTTATTTCAGATACAAGATTAGGATACTGATTAAGTTTATCAGTAATTAATCCTACCATAAGCTTCATATCATAGGCATCCCCTTCAGTACCTTCTGGTATACCTTTTGTTTTAGCATTATTAGATTTATACCATGCCTCTACAGATTCTCCCCAAGTATTTTTTGCTTCAGCAGTAAGGATTAATTCTTCATCAGTTGGTACTATATCATATTTAGATTTACCATTAGTAGCATAATGAACATTAGTAAGATCATTACCTAAACCTATTTGTTTAGAATTTATTTCTATACCAGTGCTTATACTAGGTTGAGGTGCAAAGAACGGTTCATTATCCATTTCTTCAAATGGATCTACCTCAGCAAATGTTGCACGTATTGGAGCTTCTGTACCTAACTCATCTTCAGTTAAAACAAAGTTTTTAAATTGTTTCTCCTCCTTATTAACTGTAGAATTAAATACATGACTTAAGCCTTTATCATTCCAATAGTTAAGCTTAAATAAATTAGATGCATTCTGCATTGTAGACTGGATCATATCTTGTGGAAGCACTTGATCAAATCCATATAGAGTAGAACCCACACCGTGTTGATACACTGCTACCAAGGGAAGCATTTGGAATAGATTACTAATTCTTTGATTCTCTTTAGGGTCAGCTACTTTTTGAATTCTAGGATTACCTAAAGCTCTAATATTATTTGCATAGGTATCTTTTGTCTTACCATCTATTGCATCTCTGTCAGTAAGTGTAAGAACATTAAAGTCAGTAAATGCTGAAGTACTTAAAATAGATATCTGTTCTAGGATAGGGAAATCAATAATAAGCTTAGGATACTTTTGAATTACATCAATTACTTCATTAGTATATGAGTAATCATTGTTTCTCATCAATGCATTATAGTTGAATGCTTCAATAAGAGCGGTCTTGTTTAATTCAGCTCCTGTGATTCCTTGAGCTTGTAAAGATGCTCTTATCATAGCATACTTGATATACGCTTCTTCAGATGCAAACGGATCTTGTTCTGTTTTAAATGGTTCAAGCCCTGGTCTTTGAGCATAGCTTCTAGGACCTTGTGCTGTATCTAAATAACTCTTATTAGAAAAGTCTTCTCTAAGATTTTGTGAGTTTACATATACCACACCATCTTTTATCTCAACATCTGTTGAAAGATTCTTAGATAATTTCACCGGCATCTCATTAAACTCCTGAGGAATTTTTACAATGTTCCCTTTAGGGTCAATAAAGTTAGATAAGTAGTTTTGTAAGATAAAGTTGCTGATATTGTTTTTAAATGCATCAACAAAGTTCACCATTCCATCATTTGTAAATCCAAACCTTTCACCTATTAAAGCTTTCTTATCAGCATTTGTTAAAAGGCCTTGTATGTATTTAGTTGTTTGGTCAGCATTTCTTAGAACAAGCATTTGTGAAACTACGTCAACAATGATTCTTTTATCTCCCAATGAACTTGTAATACTTTCATCAAAGATTTTATCCTTAGATGCTTTATCTACTTTACTATCGTTATCTAAGGATTCTATATCAAGGTCTCTTAAAATAATTTCTTGAATGTTTCTGAAAAGAGTTGTATCTGGTTTACCTCTTCTTTTCATTTTACCAATCCCTTGAATTTGCTTTTGAATTTCATTGAAATGTAAAAGCATACCCATAGCTGCCATAGTCTCATTAGCATTAAACTCACTAGGTTTCTTCTCAATAAGGCTATCCATTAGCTCAAGAGAATACCCATTCTCATACCGTTCATTAGCTTTTGATGTTGAATTGTAATAAGTTGCATTATCAGCAGATGGTTTAACGTAAAGAGTTCTTTGAATTCCTGGTAAATTAATATCTATTGTAGAAATTGAATTTAGATCATATGTAGAGTTATTTATGTTATTTTGTAACTCACCATAAGTCATTTGATAAGGAATATCTTCCCATCCTCTTTTAGTTTTTTCTTTAAAATATGCTGTAATTTGATCATTAGCTTGCAACATAGAAGTAGAAGCATTTAAATAATCTAGCATATGATTTTCTATAACTTTTTTGGTAGCCTCATATCTTTCAAAAGGTTTGGCTTTTGCTGCTGTGCCCATTGCTTTAGCAAAAGGCCCCTGAATTTTTCTTAGTTGTTCAGCATACTCTCTAATAAATGGAGATGATACAAACTTAACTGCATACTCTCTAGGTACACCAGCTCTAAGTAAATACAACATAGTTGGTGCAAGTTCATAGTTACCTTGAATGTAGAATACCCATTCATCTTTTTCTACGTCTACCCAACCATTCATACCTTGTGAAACCACATCAGCAATTCTATCTACTCCACCAACATCATAAATGTTGGAAAGAGAAATATTACCACCCTTAGTTTTATTATGTGGCATAAACAATCTCATATCATAAATAGGACTGCCTGTTTCAACATACTTACCTAAAGATCTATTAAATGTAGAAGCTTTATATTTTTTAGGTAATACAACTCCTGCTTGATTAAATACAGGGTTCATTGCGTTCTCACTAGCTGCAATACCTAATACTGCTTTACCAATAATGTTATGCCCGTGTTTAGCTACATTGTATCTTTGCTCAAGTACAGTAGTTGGGCTAATCATTCTCTTGCCTTTGCCGCTTAAGTTTATAGATTCCCCATTTACTTTTTCATACTTATCAAAGTCACTTACTTTGTCTTCAAGTTCTTGTGATAATTCTTGAAGTAATGCTGTATCATTCGGTCTAACTAAAGAAGCAAAGTTTTCAGGAAGTTCAAGAAGACCTCTGATGTTTTCAATGAAACTGTTTTCAACAGCCATCTTCTGCATCTTCATCATTTCTTTTTTGTCTTCTTTAGAAGCCTTATTATATGCATCAAAGAATTGCTCTTTAGTCATATTAGAAGTAATAGCTTTACCATCCTCACCAATATTAGGCATGAATGTAGTAAGCTTATCTACGTCAAAGTCACCACCTGATTTAGCTACAATCTCTGTAGGTACAATTATAATAGAACCTGCAGCTGGATCTAAGAATTCATAGACTTCCATGAACTCCATAGAGTTAAGACCCTGTACAGGAATACGTACAGCAGTCATAGTAATTGCTTTTCTATTATTATCAGTATTTAACCACTGATCATTCTTGATCATCTCATTAAGCCTATCAATTGTACCAATTGGTTGACCGTCTAAGTGATTAAGATTATATAGTTTGAAGAAATCACCCTGCATAGCAATAGCAACTTTCATTGCATTTGTTTTGCCGTCTTTACCTGGATGATAAAAAGGAAGTGTATTACTACCAAGATACTTTTTAACTTCTGTTTGGGAAGGAGTAGTCCACATATTATTGGTAAATGAACTTGCAACTTGTACAAGTGCTTCACCTTTAACTTTCTGGCGTACAAACTTCTTCTCTACAATTGACATTATAGTATCTTCAATTGTTTTAGCATCTAAGAAGTAAGACAAGTCATACTTTAATGAACCATCCCTATTTGTTTTAAGACTTCTAAGTAAATGTTCAGGATAATCTTTTCTTCTTAAGTTTTCCTTAATTACTTTTAAGAACTTTTCTGGTTGTGTAACACCTTTACCTTCTACATAACCAATCTCTTCCATTAGCTCAGTTTTGAGCAACTCAGTATTAAATGCTACGCTATCTTCATATGCTTTAACTAACCCAGAATATTGAGGCATAGTCATTGCACCTTGTTCGTACAAACCATCAAGAATAAGTTTTCTTAACTGTGTAGAGAAGATAGTTTTACCTTTATACTTGTTAGGTACATTGGTTACTTCTTTAAGGAATCCTGCATTAAATGTATTCTTAGTAAATACTATAGAGTCATTAAATCTTCCATTGTCATCAATAGCTTTATCCGGCTCACCATCTGAAGTAAGTGTGCCAACTTTAGAACCTGAATCAAATGTTAGATACTGAATGTTTTGTTCTAGCATTGATTTGTGCATCTTGTCAAGGTCACTGCCTTGCTTAATTACACTAGGAATTAAAGGAAATAATGCAAACTTATGGAATGCTGTTACAGGTAACACAGTATCTTCAAGATATGCAAAGTTCTGTAATTTATACACCGGGAAGAATTCATCAATGGGTCCAGTAATTGGTTCTCCTTTTACAATCTTTTGAAAAACTTCTTCTTGTTTATCACTCCATTTATTCTGAAGTTTCTTTAAAGTTCTGTATGCATCAAATGTAATATAACCTTGACCATCACCTTCTTTAATTTCCTTCTTAGTATATTTTTCTACCTCACGGTCTACTGTCTCCTTGATTTTATCAGCAGACATTTTAGTATTCTCTTTGTAGAATTTTTCAAGACCAGCTCTAATATCATCAATATAAACACTATCTCTTTTAATCTCTTGGATTACTGCAGTATTTAATGAGCCATTATATGTAAATTTATTATACTTTTCTGGGAGTGTAGATGCATAAGTTTTACCTAAATTAAATTGCTCATTGATATATCTTATAGCAGCAACATCTGTTCTAAATCTACGACCATTAGAAATTAAACCAGAAGTTCTTTTATGAAAGTCTTGTTTAGTATGATCATATTGTGCAATGTCACCATAGAATATAACTGATGTTTCTAGATTATGAATCCATGAGTTATACATATAACCCTTCATCAAAAGCTTTTCTTTCTGTGCTGCAGTGAACCCAGGAATATTAAATCTCTCCATTAATTTAGGATCAACGTATTTAGCTTCTTGTAAATAGTCATAAAGCTTTTTAGACTTAGCTTCAAAATAACTTTGAGTTTCCTTAAGAATTTTTTCTTTAAGTGCTGGGTCAGTAGTGATGTAGTTTAAAAGATCTATCTCAGTTGTATTTACTTTAGATAGAATTTCTTTTTTAGTTGACTCAGTTAATATACCATCAAAATAATTAAACTGTTCTCCAGATGGTTTACCGTCTCTACCAGGTTTATTATAACCAATATAATTTTTAGCTTCTGGATTGGTTTTAAAGATGTTAATTCTAGCTACTTCAGATGATACGTATGGAAGAATAATTTTTTCAATAGCATCTAACTCATCATTAAGATTAAGAAATGTGTCTAAATCAATATAAAGATGTTTATCATCTTTTTTACCAATACCTGGAAACTCAATACCACCATCTATTCTCCATCCAAATGAAGATGACTTAGATCCAGGTCTAAGAATTTCTTGTATACCAGACTTAAGCATGGTATGAAACTCTTGAATAAATTTACTTCTTGGATCTAGATCTGTTGTAGTTGTACCATCTTTACCAGATATTTGAGTACCAGATGACATTTCAACTGCAATTGATCTACCTTCTCTCTTTTTATTACTTGCATCAAACAATGTATTAAATGTCTGAAGATTATTAGTCCAAGGATTTCTTCTTGGGTCTAAGTAACTTGTAATAGATCCTTGCTTAAATAGATCAGTTTTATTTTCAGCAGTATTAAGAGCATCAGCAATTACTGTTAATGTGTTATCAGTAGTGTGCTCATTAACTCTTTTCTTAGCTGCATTAAGAACACTAAAATTAGAACTTGTTGCTCCGTACTTATTTTGCAACTCAATAAGTCTACTTACAGCAGTGCTTAATTTTAAACCATTAATATAAATAGCAGAATTAGGTGCACCGACAACACCTGCTGGAAAACCTTTAGATAAAGTTTCAATTGGATTTGACTTAAATGCATTAATTATTTTCCAAGCTTCTTCTGTTGCATTGCCTGATGACTGTGCATCACGAAGTTCTTTTACGGCTTTAAATAAATATGCAATACTATATTCTTGACGTTTAATTGGATCACTTAAAGTTTCTTTAATTTTACCTAAATCATCATATTTAAATCCAATAGCTCTGAGGAATTTATATTCAGCATTGTCACCGCTTTTAAGACTACCATCAAGAGCCATAAACTCTTGAACAATAGCGTTTAGATTTAAGATGTTGTTATTAAACTTATCTTTAGTAATAAACTTATTTGGTTTTTCTGCTTTAAATAAACTTGTAAACTTTCTTTTAGTACTACCAACATCCATTGAAGTATTAGTTACCTCAGTAGTAGTACCTGACTTATCTTCATTTACAAGCAATTGTATATACTTAATTCTTGGAAGACTAAAAGCATTCCAAAAAGAAGTAGTAATACTAAAGCTTGTACCATTCTTATGATCTTCAACTTCTGGATTAGGTAATTTATAATCTACAAGTTGCTTTAATTCAGGATACGTAGCAGATGCTGCAAGTATTCTATTGTAAATTTGTTGTGGATCTTTAGCACCGTTAGTTGACCTTACAAGTGCATTCCATACCTTTTTAAAACTTGCTCTCTTTTTGAAACCAAGTCTGTCATACTCATAGTCACCGGCTTTATTCAAAGCAAATAAACTCTTGAGCATGTAGATTACTTCATTATCAGCTAACTGTTGAAGAGTAATATCTCCTACGCTAGAGTTAAAATTTTCTCCACCTACTTCATTCTCATCATTATTAGCTTCTTCAGTATTTGATTCTGGATCTGATTCTTGTAAAGCAACTTTTTTGTTAATGATATTAAAGTCTGAATGTTCTTTATGAAACTTAATTACATTATTCCAGTTTCTAAGAGCAGTTTGGAAAATTCTTAATCTATCAAGATCTTGTTGTTCAGCAAAATCTAAATCTGGTTGAGTAGTTCCAGCATTTGGGTTCTCAATAATCTCAGTATAAGTTGTATCATTTTTATAAGCTTCAAACTGAGCTCTAGCTTCCTCAATACTATTTACAATAACAATGTTTGCAGGAGTTTTATCTACACCCTTAATTGATTTGTGGGTATAAAAATCTCCAATAACTTCTGCATCTTTGTAAATCTCTCCTTTAACTCTTTCACCTTTTTTACTGTCTAGGTTAAGATTGTCAAAGTCTTCAATTTGTGTTCTAAGGAAGAAGTATTCATCATCTCCTTTAGAATTTTTGATTACAGCAATTGCATTTTTAGAAATTTTATCAAGAGTATTTAAACTATTGAATGGAGTAGCTGGTTTAACAGGAAGCTTATCCTTAATTGCATCAACTCTATCCTGTAGTTCTTCTTTTAAAAATTCATATAGGACGGTTTTATTATCATCCTTTAAAAGAATATTAATTGAACCACTCTTATTTGCATCAGCTCCATTGTGTTCTTTAGTATAGAGATAAGCATTATCAATCTCTTCTGAGATTAATGAATCTAATGCATTAGAAAGATCTAATGAGTCTCTATCATTAAGAGCATCTTCTTTATAATCACCTTGCTGTCTAACCCCACGGTTAAGCATGTCCCATTGAACATTGTCAACTAATGGAGTATAGTCATTAAGTAACTCTGGATTGTTAGATGCAAAGTATAGTTTATTAAACAACTCTCCTGCTATACCATACGTAGAGATTTTCTGTGGTTGTATTTGGTTAGCTAAAGATTGTTTCCCGGTAAATAACTTTTTCAAGAAATTAAGTATTCTTCTGAATAAAGTATTTCTTACAGGAGCGCCTTTTTTAGTTTTTGGAGAAAGAGCATAAGATCTAAAGTCTTCTGCTAGTACTTCTTCAATAGCACGTGCAGATAAATTTTTAAACTTAGGGTCAGAATTTCTAACCTCATTATATAATTTTAATTTCTCTTCTCTTGTCAAGAACAACTGAGAGAATACGTGCCATGCTTCATGGTAAGTATCTACCATTGAACCTTTAGTAGCTTCATTTATAAGGATCTTACCAAGCTTGCCATCTAAGTTTTGTTCAGCAAGAAGCTCAGAACCAGCTGCAATAAATCTTGCATATACATTAGAGTTAACAATATTTGCTACATGTTCTAATGAAATGAATTTAGAAAGCGGAGAGTTATTCCACCATGTAGTTGCAGCATCTATTTGCTCTTGTGTAACTTCATTAGATAACTCAGCAGATCTATCTAATTTAAACTTACCATAGTCCCTCTTAAATCTTCTTGATACAGGAGAACCATCTGAAGGTTGTGTTGTATCAGATGGATTAATATATTCTTCTTGATCAGCTTCAACTTGATCCTCTGGCAATGTATTAGGTGCCGGTGTAACTTCATCTAATTCTACAGCTTGTTCTGTTTCTGCTGCAGTAACCGTTTCAATTGGAACACCACTTGCAGCTTCTGTTTTGAAATCCCTGTCACCAAGTGACCCCATATTAAGGGCTCCACTTTTCTTTGAGTCTACACGAGCTTTAACTGTGTCTTTATATAAGAAACCATTATCAATGACATCTTCTACACTTAAGTAGTAAGTATCTCCTACATTTACAATTGATTGTGCACTATAAAATCTATGTGTACCTTCTTGACCTTCAATTGTTGCATCATAATTATAAGTACTAGGAGCACCTTGTCTTTGAACTTCAGATACTTTAGTTACTGTAATCTTAACAGATTTAGCTGGAGCATCTTTAACAACCCCAGCCATCTTATCTTTAAACTTACGTACCTCAGATCTAATATCTTGCTGAGCTTTTTGTTGTGCTTTATTTACTTGAGAAGATCTTGTATCAGGAATAGCAAATCTAATGTATGAGTTATATAACGGTAACCCTGCAGTATTAGCAATTAGAATTTTAGGATTTAATCTTGTAAGAAAATCTTTGTACGTACCAGACTTAACTAGTTTACCATCTACATAATCATAGAAGTCACTAGTTAATCTATCATTCATATAGTTTAGTTTAGCACCAAACTTTCTCACATTACCGTCTTTGATAGAAGCTTTTCCTGAGTTTAGAACTTCTTGGATCTTGTTAATATTTTGTTGAGTTCCGTCAAGTAAGACAAGATTTAATTTATTAGTTGCTTTAGCAGTAAGTTCTTTGAATTTGTCAGATAATTTAGTATCAGCTTTAATTTGAGCATCTGTATATTTACTTTGAAACTCTTTTAGTGCTTTAATATTAGCATTAATCTCAACTAATGTATAGTCTGCATAAACAAAATATAATTTTTTACCGTTTTTAGATTTAACAAACTTGTGTCTTTTAATATTAGATACAAATGAAACATCAGTACTACTCTTTAGATTTACTACTTCATCATTAAAAAACTGATTGTAGAAAAGAATTTTATCCTTGTTACTAATAGTTTGAGACTGTAAGACCTGTGCTATTTTTTCAGAAATATCTTTAGGGATATCTGTTCTATCAACAGAAAATGTTTCCCCATTTATAGTAATGATAGCAGTACCAGAATTCAAACCATAAGCGGGCGCATTAAGTATTAAAAAAGTATTGATTGCATCTGATTGCATTGCCGCAACATCAGATAAATTAATATCTTGTTTTACTCTTTCATTTAATACACCTACACTAGCTCCTGTAACAAATAATAAAGGAGCATTACCTTTCATTGCTTGTTGCTTGAGATCATATAATTGTTTAAACTGAGCTTGTTGTTGTTTATCAATACTAGCAACAAGTTCTTTAAAGGTTGTATTTTCATTAGCCTCATATTGAGATATACGTTTATATCCCATAAGTCTAATCATATTAAGTGCCTCATCTTTAGGCTCAATGATTTGATCTTGTTTATTATAAATGTCTCTTACTGTAAATCTATTGTTTTGGAAACGTACATCCCGCATCATTTGATATACAGGTTTACCACCATTTTGTTTGGTAGTAACATCTCCATTTTGATTAAAGTATATTGTATTACCTGCCTCATCAGTAAGCACAATAGCAAATAACTGATTTAATGGAGTAACATCATTCTTTTTTGTTTCCTCATCTGAGATACCAATCATTCTACCAACAAGAGCATCTGTCTCTGGAGTTCTTTCATCTCTAGGTAGTGCTTCTAGATTAACAACTTTTAATCTTAAAAATTTACCTTGGTAGTTTATAGTAGAACCAATTGCTAAATCTTTTGCAATATTTTGAATCTTTGATATAGTAAGTTTAATGTATGTCTTACTTGGATCTGGAGTTTCAATTACATCTTCAGCTTTATCATTAGGGTTCTTTGTAAGGAACTGTTGTAATGTACCAGACAAAGCTGTGCCTGCTTTTAATCTATCATCTGAAGCTTTTGTAATTGGTTCTGGAATTTCATCCTCATAATCTTCTTGTGATGGAGTATTAGTTTCATAGTCTGATAAAGCATCCATAGCTTCAGGACTAAGCTCAGTATTAAACCTAGCATTAACTGCTTGCCATCCTGTATCCGGATTTCTATAAGCTTTAGCCATGGCAGCCAAATTCACACTTGGGTCAATCTCAACAACATCTATAAGCTTAGCTGCAATAATATTAGCTAAGTACGGAAACTGCTGCATGTATTGTAATGCATTATCAATACCTTGCCTCTCTGCAATATTCTGGTATAGATAATCCATATACCCATTAATATCAAAAACTTCCCCTTGAGGAAGCGTTGACATTTTTTTGTAGATTGCTTTTGCTAATGCATCAATATGTTTAGGACCAAGTGCGCAAGTAATTGCCATTATTCACAAATTTCTAGGTTAAATAAATCATCTTCTAAACCTTCAAGTTTAGAGTTCTTAACAGTTTCTTCTAAGTTGTCTATGTCTGTTTTACCATATGCATATGCTGCATCAGCTCCTTTAGATAAAAAATCTTTAACTTCAGGAGTAACCTCAACAACTGTTTCTGTTTCTTTCATAGTAGGTAGTTTTTGTTTTTCAACAGTGCTATTTTCTAGCTGATCAAAGGTAAGGAAAATAGTCTCCGTTCCATTAACTTTTTGAAGTTTTACACCACCTTTTTCAATAGCAGTTATAGTAACTGGAGTGGCTTGAGTTGCCCATGCAGCTTGAGATGCAAGAGATTTAGTAATAACTCTTGACCCATACTCTTCTGACGGAATACCTTCTTTAACAATGCGTTCAAGAATTGACTTAGGAAGAGCATCAATAGTCTTATTTTTATAACCCATTTGGTTAAGCATTGATCTTAACTCAGGATTAATTTCTGTTACTACTTGAATGCCTTCTTGAGTAGATTCTTCTAAAGCAGCTAGTTCTGCATCATATTTAGCATTAATTTTATCAGCATTTGGAATTAACGGAACAGTTATTATATCAGAAATATTATCACCATCTATAATCCACTCTTGAGCATCTTTTTCAGCGTTACCTGTCAGCTCCTGAGCATTAATAGCCTTTGTATTATTAACTATGTATAAAGTAGGATTGTTTTTTCCATACGTTAATGCATAGTTAACAGCTGTCATAGGAGTAGCAGAAAAGCTAAAACTTCCTTCAGGAATTCTAACTCCCATAGACTGAGCAACTCTACGCATATCTACGTTAGAGTACTCTCCAGTTTGAAAAAACTCTCTTTTGAACTTGTCAAACTTAGGACCTCCATGAAACAATACATTATTTATATCCCATCCTTTACTTTTTACAGCATTCTCAATCTGACTTTCTAAAGCTCCTTTATTATTGTCAAAGGTTTTGTTTAACTCTTCTTGTCTTCTTCTTTCTATATCAGCTTTCTTAGCTTCTATATCAGATGGTGGACCAACAATATCTTCTAAGTCTGCAGTCTCTGCAGCATCAACAAAGCTATATGTAGCTATAGGAGCTGTCTTATCTGTTACATCTGTTACACCAGAAAAATCTTCTGATGTTGCAGCTGTTGCTTCAGCTTTAGGAGATCCAGGCGTTGCACCCTCAAGAGTGTTCTTAGCTACTATGTCTTCAGCTACATCATCTAATAGCTCATAGAGATATCTGATTTGATCATAGTATCTATCAGCTGCAGCTTCAAGTTGACTTAATCTTGTGCGTTCTTGATCCTGTACTTTCTCTAAGAATTCTACATCATCAATAGTTTCTAGTACAGCTTGTTCAAGACTATCATATTGAGCTTTTAATCCAGCATATGAATCAGCTTTTGCAATAGAATTAGCATTGGTAGATTTAATTAAAGCACCAAGTTCATCTTTAGATAAGATTTTGAATCCAGTTTTCTTTTGGAAATCTGTCATTGTCTTATATCTTGAGTTCCAAACATTTAGGTACTCTTTCAAATAAGCAACAGATTTAGAAATTGCATTCTTCAAAATAGAGATTAACTTTTCTACGGTAGTAAGTTTCTTCTCAAGCTTACCAATCTTTTGGCGGATATCAGCTCTAGTAAGAATACTAAGATTTGGATCAGCTATCATATTATTATAATAGTCAATCTGGTTAGTAAGATCTTTCTTATTTGCTTCTACTACTTTAAGGTCAGCCTTAAGTTCAGCAATTTTAGCTAGTGTATTTTTTGCAAATTCAAATTCTCTTTCTACTTGAGCTTTAATATCTCTCTTTAGAATTCTAGTCTTAGGTCGGTTCTTGTATTTAAAATCTACAATAGCCTTAATCATTTCACTAACTTGCTGAGCATCACCCATTGCAGCTTCAAGTTGTACACCTGTAAGTTCTACACTATTGTCAAGTAATTCTTGTAAGTGTTTAAGTGTATCTTTGATAGCACTTTCATCTGAAGCAAGTCTATTTTTCTTTTCAGTAAGTAAGGCAACTCTTCTAGCAAGGGCTTTCTTAGCTCTTTCTCTTCTTGCTTTGATATCTTTATTAATACCTTCTGCACTTTGTGCAGGTTCTGCTTGCGGTTCTTCAACTGGAGTTTCTTCAGAAGATGTTTCTTCTTTAGCCATTGCTTCAGCTTCAGCATTCTTTGTAATATATCTTTGAACTAAATCAAGAGTAAACTTCACTTTTAATGCAGTTTCTTTCTCTTCATTTGTTTTCTCAGAGTCTGGTTTTTTATTCAGTCTATCATACTGAGCCTTTAATCTTTTAGCTAAGTCTTTCACTTCAGAAAGATCCATTGTTTCAAGATCATAGGTTTCTCCTTCAAATTCAATTTCAGGAGCTCCGTTAGCTTCAGCAAGTCTTTGTGTAGCCTCATCTAACTTTTCAACATTATACTCTTCAATGATATCTGCAGCAAGTTTATTAGTTTTTATAAAATCATCAAGCATGTTTAATATCTCAACATCTTCCATTTCAGAAACTTGCTCAATTAATTTTTCATCAGTTTCTATGTAGTTGTTGAATGCATTACTCAAACGTGCTTGTAATTCTGGATCCATAGATTCATATGGAGAATTAACAGTAAAGCGTACATATTCATTTTGTTGTAACTGTACGTCATCCTCAAGCTTTTGGATATTAAGTCTAATAATATCTTGCTTTCTTTCAGAGTATTGGTTCTCTAATTTTTTAACTTCAACTGGATCAGGTTTAAGTTCTACTCTATAGATATCCCCGGAAGTAAATCCTCCATTAAATTCATCTATAGTAATCTCTTCACCATTCTTGTCACCAAGTTTTAATACATTACCATCTTTATAAACAGTAATCTCAGATACATCTTTACCCTGTACAAGTTTAGCATCAATATAATCTCCGTCAGCTAACTGCTCAGAGAGTTCTTCTATTGTAGCTAAGTTATTCTTTAATTGTAATTTACCTTTCTTAGTTACTCTTTCTGATTTTGGTAAAGCTTCAATTTCTCTAGAAAGTTCAATATCAAGATTAACTAACTCAGCATTAAGCATGTCATCCAAAGTTCTTGCATAAGTTCTTGGATCCTGCATCTTAAGTCTAAGAGCCTTTTCAAATAGATCTATGTATTCATCATAATCTGGGTGACCTTCTCTAATAACAGCTTTTCTTGTTGCGTCAAAGAACTCATTAGGAAAAGTACCATTTCTTTGGAACTCATATGCATCATCTGCACTAATGAATACATTCTTATCAGCAAGCTTATTTAAGAGAGTATTAAGTTCACGAAGGTCTACTTCTTGATTAATTAAACTTTCATAGTAATCTTTTCTGTTATCATAAAGTTTCTGCATCCATGTGTAGTTTCTTTCCACATGTTCAGTAAAACTTTTTGGATTATGGAGCATATTAACGTAAGAAGATAAAGTATTAGCTTCTCTTCCTAGTCTATAGTTATCCATTAATAATTCAAAAGCTTCTTCTGCTTTGCTATCAAAATAATCTTCGTCATTTAGATTAGCAATAGATCTTAAGTATTCTTTATATGCTACTTCAAGATCAGCTTCTGCTCTAGTTGTATTTTCTTCAGACTTAGATTTAACTCTAAGTTGTCTGTCAATTTCCGTTCTTGCTTCTGCTTCAAGTTCTTTTGGATCAATAGCATTACCTTCATCGTCTACTTGGTTATCAAATAGACCCTGACTACGCATCTTTTCAATCTCAGCTTCTTTATCTATTACATTATATTTAAAGTAATAGTCATAAGCTTTCTTAAGACCTTTAACAGCTTCAATCTTTCTTTCTCTTTTAGATATCTCATCTGGAGAAAGTGTATCTCTTTGTGAATCTAATTCACTTTTTAAAAGCTCAGCTTCATTCTTAAGTCTAGATGGATTAAATAAAACCTGAACTTCAGAATCTGACATCTTAGACAATGGCTTTTGACTTCTGATAGTTTTTTCAATACTATCCATTCTCTTACGAGCATTGTCATAGCTTTCATTCATGAATATAGCATTTGCTTTTGCTACATCCCATGCTGATGAGAAAATGGCTGCTTTCTTATAAGCATCAGAACCTTTTTCATATCCACTTAAATCCACAGGATTAGGATATCTAGATTCCATTTGCTCATATCTTTCAGATATCTTGTCTACTCTTGTAAGAATCTCATCAACTCTTTGTTGATATTCTACACCCTTACCTTTTTCTAAACCAAATTCTGTTTCAATTTCTTCTGGGGTCATTTCCTTAACTGCAGAAATGTTGTCTCTAAAAAAACCAATACTATTAGTTTGTAAAGCTGAAGTAACAGCACTTACTAATGCATGATCTTCAGCATCAAGAGTTTGTTTTTTATTACCAGAGTTTCTAATGTCTGCTATTTTATTTTGTGTAGCATAATTAAAAATCTTTGAGTCAAAGAATTGTTTAGGATCAGAGTATAATGCATTTAATTGCGCAGCTACTTGTTTACCATAGTTAGCTTTTTTCTCTTTATAATCTTCAAATGCTTCAGCATCAAATATCTTATTATAACCTAAGCTTAACCACTCAACACTTTTGTTTAGAGGTCCAGCAAACATACCCATTACAAATCCAGATGAGAATGTTTCAAATCCTTTTTCAGTAAATGGATTTTCTTCAGCCCATTTATCTGCAAAGTAAGAATACTTATCCCTCATTGCATTAGTAGTAGTACCCTGAGAATATAAATAAGACCTTACTGCTGGATTATTAAAGGCATCAGTATAGTATCCTTCCATTGCACCGGCAATAGTCTCTTGTAAGTTCTCTTGAATACCTTCTGTAATATTTGATTTAAAGTAACCTACAGAACCTTTAACACCTTTTATAGCTAGATCTTTGGCAGCTGTTTTAACACCTACCTCTTTTATCATTTCCATGTAGGATTTAAAACTACCGTCAAAATACTGAAACTTTCCTTTAGATAATTTACCAGCAGCATCTTTAGCTTTTTGAAAAATTACGCTACCAGCATTTTTAAACTCTAGTATCTCCTGTGTAGAATTTCTTAAAAACTTAGCTGCTCCACCCTTAGGGTTTATGATATTAGGGAAAGTAATTTTATTACTGCCATATATAAGAGCTGTGTTCCAAGCAATTGTTTCTGCAGAAGCTGCTTTTGCTTGTTGTTCAAATGCTTTTTGAATTTCATTAGAAGGGGCTTTACCATTCTTTTCATAGTACTTATCATATAGATTATCATACACAGAATTTTGAACCATACCACCTTCAAGTCTAGCTTCAGCAAGAGCAAGGTTAATACCTTTAACGTCTCTATAGAATCCACCAGCTGTTTTAGATAATGCAGCAAGACCTGATAGGTTATCAAACTTACCAATCTTATATACATCAGAAACAGCTTCAAAGGTATTTGTAAGTGGATTAAAGAACTGACCTACTTTACTATTTGCAGCTTTATAAAAGCTTCTTGCTGTTTGAGAGTTACCTAAAGCTTGAAGACTATTTCTAAATAAGTCACCGCCTTTGTCAAGCATAGTGAATTTAGAAAAACCTTTTCCAATTCTTTGTAAGTTAGCTGCTGTTCTTGCTGCTAATACTCCACCAGCTCCTCCACCAGTTGCACCAGTAATTAATGCTTCTGCTGCAAACTCAGCCACAGCTTCAGTCATAATACCAGCTGTATAACCAAAGTTCATTAGAGCATTGTTCATAAAACCTGATACACCACCTTTAGTAGATTGACCTATACCAGCTGCTTCTTCATATAATCTAGCATCTTCTGTATCTCCGCTAAAATCACCTTGAAGCATTTTAAAAAGACTCTTAGGTGCAGACTTAAATCCTTGCCATGCTAATGGAAAGAATGAGTACTGCATCATTCTAGTAAAGTCATTCCAACCTGTAGTTCTCTCATTAAAGACAGCTTCATTATCTCTTAAAGGAGTAAAGCCAATCTCATCAAATTTCTTTTGACCATATGCAGCGTATCTCTTATAATAAGAGTTACCACTAGAACCTGCATTGTAAGAATACATCTTAGCATACTGATTCTGGTCTTGGTTAGCTTGAAGAATAGACTTACCATAGTCATGTAAACTACTTTGAATATCTTCAAATCTTGGTGTCTTTCCTTTTGGCCTAACTATATTTTTTTCAATACTTAAGTTAGGTCTATCTATAGAATCAAAAGAAGGTATAGGAGAATTATAACTTCCAGGTGTAGGAAAATTAATCTCAGGCGTAGATATTCTATCCCCCTCAAAAGGTTTATAGCTTTGTATATCTATGTTAGGTCTATTGATTCCACCAAACTGTGGTCCCAAAGAATCTAATGCACTGAAGTTATCAGTATTATTTTCACTGGCCATTATAATAATATTGGTTGCTTGCTTTTACATAATCAAAATAATCAAATGCCATTTGATTTCTAGCTGAAGTAAGATTATTACCGTATGAAGTTTGAGTCTCTGTGACTTTAGTTAATACATACTTGCCAGTTTCAGGATTCCACAATGGGTATTGTGTAGTTACTGTATAGTCTCCTGTACCAAACTCATTCTTTGTAATGTCAATTTTATATCTTCCATCAAGTGGATCTGCATAAGAGTACTTACCTCTTGAATCTACATAAGCAGAAAGCGGATCTTTAAAAGAAGCTTTATACATACTGTTATTCATTCCTTTGGAATCTGTCATAATGTTAATACCATTCTTCAAGATTGCTTGGGCCTCTTGTTGAGTAAGCAAATTATTCTTTTGATCTTTATCTGTAGATACATATTGTTTTAACCACTCATTAGTTGGCTTAATAATTACAGCTGATCTTTTTGTACTACCTGTAGCAACCGGTGCAACACCTAATGTAAATGTTCCAACTTTTGATTTAGGTGAGTTCATGTCCGCTTGTAACTGAGACAATAATGCAGCTACCTTAGCGTTTTTAGCTCCACCAACTTGATCCCAGTTTGTTTTAGAATAACCTTGGAAAGAAGCTCTTACTTTAGTACTATCACCAAAGTCCATGTTTCTTAAGTCATTATAAACCTCACCATAGTATTTTCTACCATATGAACTTCTTGGATTAATCTGAAGAGCAGTTGCACCTTCAGAGAATACACCAGTACCTTTTGTATAGAACTGTGATAAACCTACAACAGGTTTTCTTACTACTTTCTCAGATCTCCAAGCTTCATCTGCAGAAGCCAACATATCTTTATAATCAACATTAGAACTTCTACCTGTTTTATTATAGACAGCAGCTTTAAATTCTTTCTCAGTTCTAAGTGTACCTGATTGGTCATATAAGAATGCAGCATCTCCATATCCACCTTTCATAAGTTGTCTTTCAACAGCTTTAGTAGATTCTTGTCTCCAAGATTTATCTTCTTTTACATAGTTAATGTAATCCTGAAACTCAATGTTAGAAGATACAATTTTCTTAGCTCTATCACCTTTAAGTTCAGATAACTGTGAATTAGATCTAATCCAGTTGTCATATCTGTCCTTAATGTTTTCAAGATCTTTTGTTCCAACTTCTCTGGTTAAGAAAGCTACAGGATTGTTTTGTAGTTTCTTGTTGAATTCAGTAAGACTAATGTTTGGATTCTTGTCATAATGTAAGATCTCATTCAACTTCTGTTTTGAGATTTTACCATTGTTGTACAATTCAAATAATGTGCTAACTGTATTCTTAGCCCAAGGCATTGCAGCATCAGTAGTTTTCATCTTAACCATATCACGGCTAAGACCAATAGCATTCTGTTTATCTGTTGCAGATCCTTTAGCGTTCTTAATTACAAAGAAGTTCTTTTGATCTTCATAAGCAATAGCTTGATTGTTTTCATCATAGTAGTGAGTACCTGCTGCAACTCTTGCTTTGTCAGCTTCTCTTTTAGCTGCCATGTTTTCTTTAAGCATTGCAACCTCTTTAGCTCCTTGAATACGCATCTTAGTAAGTGCAGCATTCTGTTGGAACTTCTCCTCATTTACTTTATAGATATTTGCATCAAGATCTACTTTAGAGTTTCTATAAGCAAGCACATGAGCTGCTTCACCTAATGATTTTTGCATTAATGAAGAAGCAACACCACTATCTACTTTATATCTTAATGACTCTATATCACCATAAGGATTTTTAAAGCCATTAGAGCCAGCAGCATTATCTACTTGACCGCCATTAAGTAAATCATTTTCTTTCTTAGCTCTATCAAGAACTTGACCATTGATGTCTTTGTTCATTCTAAGAGCTTCAATTTGCATCTTAGCATCTGGACCTGCGGTACCATTATCTATCTGCTTTTGAATATCTGCTATTCTTTTATCATAGGTACCTTGGTTCTCTTGGAGTTGCATGTACCGTAGATTGTTTTGTGCTTTAAGAACAGTAAACTGATTCTCTAAGTACTTCATCTCTGCAGCATTCTCATCTCCATTAAACTGAGCAGCATTAGTTTTAGCATATGTTTTTCTATCTACATATGCCTGTGTCTTATACATCTCTTGTACAGCAGGATCATTACCTAATCTAGATTCAAATAACTTAGTTAATGGTTCTTCAAGTTGCTGACCATTTCTAGATTTGATAAGCCATCTACCATCTTTACTAAAGTTTGCAGACTCAATATCCCCAAAGTCTTTAGCAATAGCCATAGCTTTCTCTTGTACATCTACAAAAGGTGTATATGCTACATTACCAAAAGAAGACGCCTTAGCGTCATCTGCATTCTTAAATTCTTCTTTAAGATATTGCATAGCTGCTACACCAGTATTCCAGTATTGCTTGTTTCTTTCTGGATCTGAAGAACCTTTAAGAGCTTCTGCTCTACTCATTTCAGAGTTAAAGTTCTTAGTCCAAACCATATCTTTTATAAGATTTTTATCTTCATAGAATGGTTTGAAAACCTGTAGTGCTTGATTTGCATTTTGCTCTAGAGATAAATCCATCTGAGAAACTCTCTGTAGATTAAACTCTGCATTTTTAATATATTGGTCCCTATTATTTACGTTACTCTGTCTTGTAAGATCAGCGTAATAATATTTGCCGTACATGTCATTTAAAGCTTTCCAGTTGTTGTCATACTGGGTTTGCTTTGTTTGCATTATATTACCATAGAAGTTTAAGTCAGGCTGAAAAGGCTGAAACTGTGGTATATAATCCGTTACGCCACTTAAATAAGTCGCCATGTTTATAGGTATTTAAAAGTTGTTTTGTTTTTTCTTTTTCCTAATAGTATTCTTGAAAAAGAACCTTTAGTTACTCCAATTAATTCACAGACTTCAGCTAATGAACTATATATAATTCCTGTTGATTGGTCTATAACTTTTTTTCCTCTTTTTTCTCTATGTAATTTTGTATAGTCTATACTTTCTCTTGACTTTCTCATTATCTCTTTGTGCTCTGGAGAAATAGTTCTTTCTTTAAGTTTTTGAATGCACAGTGCTGATGGTTTTTGACCTTTATTAGCAATTCTTAGTTTTTCCTTTGTTTCTTCAGAGTGTATAGAATTTCCATTTGGGTCTGTCGGTTTTAGATTATAACCAATTGTTCTATCTAAGCAATTAAGTTCATTAACCCAGTAGTGTTCTTTAGCATGTAAATCATTTATATCACATTTTTCAACTATTTCAAAAACAAAGTTTTCTTCACCATACTTAATCCATGCTTTTTGTAAATAACTATTATGATGTTTATTTCGTCTTAGATCATAGAGATGACCATTTATTCTAGTTCTTACATTAGAGGCACAACCAATATATATCTTACCACTAGCAATACTAGTAATCTTATATATTCCGGGATTTGATTGTAGGTAAGTTGCCATAAGTTCTTTCTTCTATATTATAAATATATCAAAATTTTTTAAGTTTAGTAAACTTAAAAAGTTTATTACTAGAGAGTTACAGCTGGAAACACTGTATAAATAAATCCTCCATCTTCAAACATTGTTGGTCCACCAAACTTCTTAGTAGCAAATCTAGCTTTAACTAAAGCATCAATAGTAGTTTTACTAAGACCAGCTTTTTCAAGTTCTCTGATGTATTCAATATCATCTTGACCAGGTTTATTAGGAGTTACTGTCTTAGGTGTAGGAGTATATTGTACTCTACCTCCAGATAGTGGATCAACTTGATAATTAGGATACATTTGATTTAATGCATCTGTCTTCCATTTATTTGTAAGTGCTGTATTATAAGCCTGACGCATATTACCTGCAGCTTGTCTCTTAGCATTATCAAACTGTTGTTGAGCAATAACATTTTTATCAAATACTCTATTAGCCATTTGTTGGTTCATAGCTTGCTCTTGGTTTCTTACACCAACTTGATTTGCTTCAAACTGATTAGCAATACCAACATTCTGATTATTGATCTGAGATAAAGTATTTGCAGCTTGTGCAGCTCCTTGACCTTGGATTGCATTTAATCTGGCACCCATAGCTTGTGGTCCAGCAAATTGTGCAGTAGCTTGAGAAGCAATGTTAGCTTGTTCAGACTGTTGCGCAAGTTGTCTAGTAGGATCTAAGAATGTAGGTCTTGGTTCTTCAAGATCTACTCTTGCTTCCCATGGCATTTGTTTTCTTAATCCCATTCTATCACCAAAAGCTCCGGCAGCATTAATAATATCTTGTTGCCAAAACTGAGCATTTCTTGCAGGAGGTTGTTGAAATGACTGTGCTTGTGCTTGTGTAGTTTCTTCAGATGTACATTTACATTCTTCATCTTTAGAAATCTCAAAGATTTTTTCTTCTTTGGTAGTTGGATCTACACACTTACATTTTTTCTTACCTGGAACAGTTGACGGTTGTTCTTCTAATTGAAAAACTTGTGTAGTTTCTTTTTTTGAAGATGCTTCTGCACTTACACATCCTGCAAATTCACCTGCTCTTGCTGCAGAAATCCATCCTTTTGCAATTGCATATTTAATTGGTTTTTTTGAAGCTTTAATTTTTGCACAAATATCTCTTTCATATTTTTCTTTATCTGTTGCAAAATTAGTAACTTTTGGTTTTTGAATATTACTAAAATCTTCTTGTTCTTCAGAAATAGTACCTATTGCATAAACCTTTTTACCATCTGTTGTTGTAATTTCTGTTGTACCATCAGGTAATTTTTTTACTGTTTCAGGTTTAACTTTACCAGAAGCAATATCTTTTTCTAACTCTTCTTTTGTTTTAGGTCTAGATTTACCTCCACCATCTTGATAATAACCACCAAATGCATACTCAGGATAGAAACCACCCATCTCCATACCATATGCAGCCATAGGAGCTTGTTCCATCATCTCTGGTGAAGGCGGAGCCATCTCTTGAGGTGCACCCATCATTGAAGGATCTTGCATCATATCTGCACCTTCTTCTGGCATAGCTACTGGTTCTCCATTAGGCATAGTTTGTGGAGCCATTTGCTCTTGAGGCATTTGTTGTTGAGCCTCCATCATTTGAGCTTCTTGCTCTTTTTGTTTAGCAAGTTCTGGAATAAGATCTTCTTCAGCAATCTTATTTGCTTCCATGTAAGGTTGAGCAATAAGAGGAATGCCTTGTGGGAAACCTTTCTTAGATTCTTGAGCAAGAGCTAATGCACCTAGTTTCATTACATAATTCTTGATCATTATCTCAGCAGTATTCCTAGAAATTTTATCTGAGTTAGGATCTTGAAGTATCTTTCTGTATTTATTAATATCATATTGTTTAGAAAGCTCTGCCGGTGTATAACCACCTTTCTTAGCAGACTTATTAAACATTTTTAAAATCTTAGGATCAGAAATCCTCATAGACTTTGTATCACTAAAGATAAAGCTATCATCAGGCAAAGCTAATGGTACACCACCTTCAGAATGACGTGGACCTACAATAGTTTTAAATGATGGCATTGT